GTAACTCAATTAACTAACTTAGGAAGATAATGCCAGCGGCAATATTTAGAGCTGAGATTGATTTCTCCGGCGGTGCTTCATTTGATCCAGCATTAGTATTAGATGATCCTGCAACGCCATTGGATGTAGCGGTACTAGGTACTGCCGCCGCTGATACAGTTGATATAACAGACTTTGTAACTCAGTGCTATATCCGGCGTGCATTTAATAGATCATCAGATTCATTTACGGGTGGCACTGCACGCATTACCTTTGTTGATGAAACCGGTCAATTTAATCCAGCCAATACCGGTTCTTCTTTGTACGGCAAGATTAAACCTATGCGTAAGATTCGCTTTACGGCAGAGTATTTAGGTGTTACATATAACTTAGGCTCTATGTATGTACAGGAATGGAATTACCAAAGCCCTACTGGATTTGATCCAGCCTATGTAACTTTATCATGCGTAGATGGATTCCAATTATTAAACCTAACTACAATCACATCAGTGAGTGGCGGTATAACCGGACAAACTACCGCACAAAGAATTTCAAGTTTGTTAGATGCAGGTGAGTGGCCAGGTGGTATGCGTGACATATCTACAACTACAACCACAACAGTGCAGGCAGATGCCGGTAGTTCAAGATCATTACTGGCCGCGTGCCAGGAAGTTGAAGCCACCGATTTAGGTTCTTTTTATATGGATCAACGCGGCTATGCAAAGTTTTTATCACGCACCGACATTATTACCGCATCAGGTGGTGTGACAACAGCCTTTAGTGATGTACCAGGCTCAGGTGACATTACCTATCAGGCAGTGGAATTTGATATTTCAGATTATCAAATGATCAATAAAGTAACAGTTACCCCAACAGGATTGACCGGCCAAACTGCCAGCGATACGGCAAGCATTGATGATTACTTTCAGCATAGCCGGGTAAGAAACGGCATTATGCAAACAGAAGCGGATGCGTTGAATCAGGCAAAAATGATTATTGCAAGCCGAAAAGAGCAGGGCGTAGATTTACAGTTAAACTCATTAACAGTTGATGCTTTTGGTGAGGATGATTCTAGCCGGGTGGTAGCGGCTTTGAACTTAGATGTATTTGACCCAATAGAAGTAACTCAAACTTTACCGGCAGGCAATGTGGTTACAGATAGCGTAATAACAGGCCTTACCTATCAGATCACCCCTAAATCTTTTTTAGTAACTTTTACTTGCGCCCAACCTTTTGCATCAGGTTTTTTGCTATCATCAGATGTGGATGGAAGGCTTGATGAAGATTCATTGGCTTATTAAGGAGTATAGATAGATGGCAACCTTTTCAGTTGGTCAGGTACTAACGGCGGCTCAGATGAACTCTATCGCCAACCTTTCAGTTAGAACAGTAACAGCCACATCAGATACCTTAGTTGTAACTGATGCAGATAATAAACTTATTACATATTCAAATACAGGCACAACTACTATTACAATTCCGCCATTTACAGATGTAGCAATCACCACCGGATCGGTGATAAATGTTATTAAAATTGGTAGTGCAGGAACAGTATCTATTATTCAAGGATCGGGTGTAACCATTGCATCAACTGGCGCAACATCTACTAATCCAACAATAACAAAACAATTTGGCGCGGTGTCTTGTATTAAAGTTAGTACTGATAGTTGGTATGTAGTTGGTAGGGTCACTGAGTAATAATGAATATTTTAGGGATATTAACTCAACCATCAGCACCACCTACATTTTCAATTGATTACTTAGCAGTTGCAGGCGGTGGCGGTGGTGCTTCAACTGATGCAGGTGCTGGTTCATCAGGCGGTAGCGGTGGTGGTGCAGGCGGCTACAAATATGAATCATTTTTAATAAATAAAGGTGTTAATTATTCTGTAACTGTAGGTGCAGGTGGTTCAGGTGGAACTGTAGGAAGCAATAATGCTGGCGTAGGAAGTAACTCAATTTTTTCAACCAATACACTTATTGGTGGTGGTAAAGGTGTTACTTATGGCCTTAATGGTGGTAATGGTGGATCAGGTGGCGGCGGTGGTAATGGCCTCGGTATTGGTGGAATTGGTACTTCTGGTCAAGGAAATAATGGTGGTAATGGTGCAGGTGTAGTTGGTTCACCAATTTCTTACGCTGCTGGCGGCGGTGGTGGTGCTGGCGCTGTTGGTGTTGATGCAACTCTTAATGTTGGTGGTAATGGTGGATCAGGTATTGCCGCATCTATTACTGGAACATCTGTAACAAGAGGTGGTGGCGGCGGTGGTGGTGTTGCTATTAGTGGTAGTGGAACACCCGGTAATGGTGGTGCTGGCGGCGGTGGTAATGCAGGTGCGGCAAGTGGTCAAGCAGGTTTTGCTGGAACTGTTAATACCGGTGGTGGTGGTGGTGGTGGTTCACAAGCCCCAAGTCCATTTACTAATTATGCAGGCGGTGCAGGTGGTTCAGGTATAGTTATTTTTAGATACCCAACTGCTAGCATGACAATTACAATTGGCGCAGGTCTTACTGGTTCAACTTCAACAGTTGGCTCAGACACTGTAGCCACAATAACTGCTGGCACTGGAAATGTGAGTTGGGCATAATGGCACATTACGCTTTCTTAGATGAAAATAACATTGTTACCGAAGTTATCGTGGGCATTGATGAAACTGAATCAATTGAAGGATTAGATCCTGAAACATGGTATGGGAACTTTAGATCACAAACCTGTAAAAGAACTTCATACAATAATAGAATTAGAAAACAGTATGCAGGTATTGGATATAAATATGATGCTGATGCAGATGTGTTTATTTCACCACAACCTTATCCATCCTGGTTATTAAATGATGAATTTGATTGGCAACCACCAACACCAAGACCAAATGAAGGTTTATGGCAATGGGATGAAAAAAATAAGCAATGGCAACCATACGAGAATTAACTAGCCCTAATGGTTGGCCGGCTAGTGAAGATCGTAAGGCGTTAGGCATTGAAACCTTTACAGTGCCAGGTACAAAGATTAGGTTTGCATGTGCCAAAGCCGTTGCACCAATCCTGGTAAATTTCGCTAAAGATTTCCATGAGTTAGTTGAGCCAATAGATCAAGGCCAATTAGATGATTGGGGTTATGCCTTTAGGCAGACCCGGGGATCAGATAAAATTTTAAGTAATCACGCATCCGGTACAGCCATAGATTTAAATGCAATTAAGCATCCTTTGGGCAAGTCAAATACATTTAATAAGGATCAGCGTAATACAATTAACCTACTAATAACTAAATATGGTTTGACCTGGGGCGGTAATTACAAAAGGCGTAAAGATGATATGCACTTTGAAATTGCGTTAAATCAAAATGAGGTTAAACAAAAAATAAAACAGTTAGGATTAAAATGAAATTAGATGTTAAGAAAAAAGAGATTATTAAGTCTTATCTAAGAAGCGTTGCCGCCGCATCTATTACAACTGCATTAGCCTTAATTGCAGATTGGAACGCTGAGTATGCAATTTTGGCAGGTGCTTTAGTTGCACCTTTGGCACGCTATTTTGATCCTGCCGATAATAAGTTTGGCATCAATAGTAAATGACCATGAACGACATCCTTGCATTAGCGGTATCAACTGTAACTATTGTTGGTGCGTTAGTGGCATCAGTGCGTTGGCTGACTAAACACTATCTAAGTGAGTTAAAGCCTGATAATAATGGCCGGCATAACCTAGAAGGCCGGGTATCACGCATTGAAGAAAAAATAGACACGCTATACGAAATCCTTATATCTAAGAAGTAAGTTAGCCTTATCCCCTACCCTATGGCCATGAAGATGTGCGTGGTTGTACCCAGTAGGGGCAGGCCTGAGAACGCCGATAGGTTGGCTAAGGCTTTTAAAGATACTAATACAGAAGCCGATCTTTATTTTGTAATTGATAATGATGATCCGAAATGGGATGAATATGTTAAAAACAAAAATATACAATGTTTACCTGCCGATAATAAAACAGGCGGTTGCGCTAACTCTCTTAATACCGGTGCGGTTTATCTTTTGGATTATTCTAACTATCCTTTATATGATTATTTTGTTTTCATGGGTGATGATCACTTACCTAGAACCCAAAACTGGGATCAAGCCTTTATTCAAGCGTTAGGCATTAACACTGGCATTGTTTATGGTGATGATTTATTGCAAGGTGCAAACCTGCCAACAGCCTTTGGTATGAGCAGGGATTTAGTAGTTGAGTTACAGGGCATGACATTCCCAGGTTGCGTACATCTATTCTTTGATAATTTTGTAAAGCAATTAGGTTTAGATTTAAACTACTTAAAATATTTACCTGATGTAATTATTGAGCATCTACATCCAGTAGCAGGCAAGGCTGAGATGGATGAAGGTTATGCCAGGGTTAATCAACCTAAGTGGTATGAAAAAGATTTACTAGCACTGCAACAATATTTAGCAAGCGCGGATTATGCAGAGTTAGTAAGAAAATATAGATGAACATACTTATCACCGGCTCACATGGCTTTGTTGGCCGTGCCTTCAGGCGTGCATTACCCAACGCTAACCTAACTTTAGTTGATCTAAAAGCCGGTGTTGATTGTCGTAAATTCTTTCAATTAGAGAATAAACAATATGATCTAGTAATACATCTAGCCGCATTAGTTGGTGGCCGTATGATGATTGAAAATGAACCATTGGCTTTAGCCGTTGATCTTGCCATTGATGCTGAGTTCGCAACCTGGGCTATGCGTACAAAACAGCCTTATGTTGTGTACTTCTCATCATCAGCCGCTTACCCAATTGAGTTACAAACTTTGGCAAAGAAAAAGAAGTTAAAAGAGAAGGATATAAATTTTAACAAAATAGGTAAGCCGGATATGACCTATGGCTGGACAAAACTAACCGGTGAAATGCTTATGAATTACTTACGCGAAGAAGGCACAAAGGTATTAACCCTTAGACCATTTAGCGGATATGGCACTGATCAAGATTTAGATTATCCATTCCCATCCATTATTCAGCGTGCAATTATGAACTCTAACCCATTCAATATTTGGGGTAAGGCAACTACTACCCGGGATTTTATTCATATTGATGATGTGGTAGATGCAACCATTGAGATGGTTAAAAGTAACTGCAATCAGACTATCAACCTTTGTACAGGTAGGCCTACAACATTCTTAGAGTTAGCCAAAATAGCAATGAGTACCCTGGGATATGAAAAGACATCAGCCAATAGATTTAAGATATTGACCGATAAACCGGCAGGCGTGCCATATCGGGTAGGCGATCCAACCATGATGAGTGACTACTACACGCCAAAAATAACTTTGGAAGAAGGCGTTGAGCGAGCCATTCGTGGAATAGTTTGATCTAAAATTAGGCATACTATGGCTACTAAAAAACCCCGAAAAGTAACTAAGCGTAAACGGCGCACACCACGCAAGGCTGATGCGTTGAACAAATTAGAAAATCATTACATCACATTAAATGAAATGTACAGGGCAGCAAAAGCCGCCGGCTTTAGTAGTGATGTTGCATTTTGGTTAATAACAGAACCAGGTGCATCACTACCTGATTGGGTCAATCCAAACAATAAACCAACTGAGATCATTCCCCGTATTGATCCAACAGAAGATGAGGATGATGATTAAACGCGACAAAACCTTTAATGCTCGGTATTTAGTGGTGTCAGATTTACAAGTACCATTTCAATTTACAGAAGCCGTAATCAATCTTAAAAAATTGGTTAAGGCTTTTAAGTTTGATTTGGTTCTTAATGTTGGTGATGAAATGGATTTTAATACCATAAGTAGATTCAGCGAAGGCCGGGCAGAATCCTTTATGCAAACTCTTAATGAAGATAGGGAAACCTGTAAAGATATTTTGTACGATTTAAAAACAGATGTAGTTAGTAGATCAAATCACTCAGATCGTTTATACAAAGCCATAGCCCGGATACCTGGGTTGATGGAATTACCTGAGTTGCAGTACGCAAAATTTATGGGCTTTGATGATCTAGGCATCCACTATGCAAAACAGCCTTATGCCATTCCAGGAACTAACTTTGTGCTTTGTCATGGGGATGAAGGGGTCATATCTAAGATCGCCGGTCAGACCGCGTTGAACCTTAGTAAAAGGTGGGGGCGGTCAGTAGTGTCGGGGCATACTCATAGATTGGGCTACACATGCCACTCAGAAGCCTTTAATGGCCGATTAGAGCGTGTTTTAGTGGGTATTGAATGTGGTCATACATGCGACCTGAAAAAGATGTCTTATACCAAAGGCTACGCCCAATGGCAGGCAGGTGCAGTGATTATACATATCAAGCGTGGCAATGTAAGCGTGGAGATGATTCCATTTAACGCTGATGGTTCATTTACGGCTATGGGTAAGGCCTTTGGGTGAGGTAGATCACACGACACACCACCCTGGCCTATTGCATTTGTCAGTGGGGTAGTGTTCAATTGTATTTGTAAAAGCAATTGACCGGAAGGGGTTAATTATGAAACAAGGAACTTTAGGCTTACCAAGAAGTTTTTATCCAACTTCTTTTGGTGGTAAATATCATCAAGCCAACAAAGTTGTACCAAACGCTTTATGTAATCCAGCAATTTTATTAGATGTATCAGCATCACCAATTTCTTATGATGCAACGGCAATGTTTAATCAAGTAAGCAAAGTTGTCTGCCGTAGATGTTTAACTAAAGCCACTGGAAGGGTTTAATAATGCTTACAACAATTGAAAGCGTATTACAAACTAAGATTGATTTTAGATATGTAAAAGATGAAGATAATTATGTTGCATCTACATCAAATGTATTAGGTGAGTTTACATCTTATGGTAAAACACCTGATGATGCAGTGCGTAGATTAAAATCTAAACTGTTTGGTTTATTGGCTGAGTATGTACACAACCAAAAGGTAAACCACTAATGATAAAAAAACATAGAGTTAGTGTATGGGTTACTATCAAAGTTGTGGCTGATGTTTTAGAAGTTTCAGATCCAAAACAAATTATGAATACAACATTGCAAAATTTGTTTAAGGATAATGAAGTTTTAATTGATCCTGAATTTACCGCAGTTGTACCACAACAATTTGATTTATATAGTCATAATTTGGGCAAACCTGTTTATTCTAAAAAGTTAAAGCCAAAGGATTATATGCACCTTGTTTTTGGTGGTGCTCAATGAACGCATTAGCCTATGTGGAAAAGGGTTGGTTTGTAATGCCATTGAAGCCACAATCTAAAGAGCCATGTAAGTTCTTGCGACATGGTTATCTTGATGCCAGTAACAAAAAATCATTGGTTAAAAAGTGGTTTAAAGATGACCCGGATTTAAACATTGGCCTAGCCATTGTGCAATCAAATCTAGTTGTGTTGGACTTTGATATACGCAACATTTCATCAAGAACCTTATGGGAACAGTATCGCCGGATGTGCGTTACATCTAATACCCATACAGTTAAAACAGATAATGGCTTTCACTTTTATTATCGGGCAGATAAGAGCAAGCAATTTAAAGGCAAGTTAATACCTGGTATAGATATTAAACATAAGGGTTATGTGGTATTACCACCATCTATACACCCAAATGGTTCTATCTATCAGGTAATCAATGATGTTGATCCGGTGGAATTGCCGGCTGAATTAGAAATGGTGATGTGTTGGAATTAGTTAAATACGATAAACAATCCGGTGCTTATGTTGATGAGAAGCGTAAGCACTTTGTAAAGGCTTCCCTGATCCGCCAACACGCCAAAAAGGCTATTGGTGCTAGGCAGATCAGAGGAAGGCTATCAGCCAAAATGGTTGAAGCCTATTGGTTAGACAAGTTCAAGGAAGCGGTGAAATATGAACTATGAA